GTCTAGTCTTTCTAGTCGAACAGTGGTTTCTTATTTGGAAACCGCTGAAAATTTTGTTGGGTTATTTGCCCACAAAAATTTTCTTTCCAAAGTTCTCAGGACATAGAGTCTGACTACTTCCCACCGTTTTGTTCTAATTGAACAAAATCAGTCATCCGACGAGCTTGCATAAGCATTCCGTCCTCGCCCGTTTGATAACAGTCAACGGTATCACACTGTGATAATACAGTACTCATTCGTCAGCCAACACTGACTGCCATACATCCTTGCCAAAAACAAGAGTTCCTATTCTCATTCCATCGAGACGGACCTAGTCTGTTCTCTTGGTTGGATAACAATGTTTCCTACCAATCGTCTCGACAATTATCTTCCTGTCACCCAGGTGAATGAAGCTAACCGAGTGCTCCAGACTGATTTTGGAGTTCCCGCATACGGTTACGCCAATGCTCTCCAACATGTCAACGTTCCGGAGATCATGCAGGCCACTCTTCATTCCCTCTGTAACACTGCACCTGCACCCACCCTTGATGCCATTAGCAAAGTCACAAACCCTTTTGGCTATCAGGTTCATAACATGTCGAAGAAAATCATTCACGTCAACTACATTGTTCCTGAAAATTTTCTTCAAATGCTTCACAAAACATTCCCATCTTTACAGATAGACTACCAACCTCATGATGAACATCCACACGGAGCCGCTCGCCTGCTAAGCGATATACTCATACGCAAACAAGTGTGGTCCATTAATTTTAACAAAACCAAACCCGATCATTTTGACTTCGTTAGTGTTGGCGGCAACATTTTCGGAGACATTCTCAAAATGAACAGTAACAACTTTCACGAATGCTGCCCGGACATAAACGAAAGGGATCTTTTACGACACACCCGTTCTCAATTGAACTGTGACCAATTCGAAACCAAAGACCCTGCCCTCGCCACTCGTTTCAATAACTTCATGTTGTCACCAGTTAGTGTGTGCAAACAATATTCCGAACTTTGCTGCGCCAAATCTGAATTTTTGATTGCCCAGGACTCTTTGTACGACGTCCCTCTCTACAACATTGCAAGTATGATGCGAAGCCATGGCTCTCGTCTATTGTCCGCTGTGCTCATGTTCGATGTATTCATCCTTGATCCAAAAATTCAATCCCGCACCATCCCCGAAACCGGAGCTCGATGGGAACGCGGTTGGCGAAAAGGCAAACCCACTATCAAGTGGTACTTTCTAACAGGACAGGATTGGGAATACGAACATGACTTCGCAGCCTACATCGAGAAGTTCACCATAACCCATTACACCCGGGAGGAATTTGACTTCAGTATATGTATCGAGAAAAAATTTACCAAATTCGGCTATGTCGTTCTTAACATCACGCGCATACCGAAAACGTCCACTCATGATAGCGTTTCTTTCGTGACTCGCTACAACTGTCCTGCTGATTTGGTCGTTCGTACTATCTACGACCACGATTCTATGGCTGTCGGCGAAAGCAATTATGACAAATTCACCGCCCGTCGCGTTGTCTTCGAATCGAAAGATTACGAGGAGATACGTGGCCACATGTTGAGGCAACAACCTGGATACACCATCCAGGAATTGTTGTCGGCAGCTTATAGCATGTTCAAAATTGACATTACATCCGGTCAGAACATGAAACCTCGCAGGCCCAAGTATAATTACGTCAAGGATTTGTGTCATGTCGTATTCATTGAAGTACACATTGACAAACATGAATTGTTCACGGCCATCATGAAAGAGAAAGCTTCCATCCAAGAGTGTCAGAAAGCAACCCGTGACGGTCTCTTCAAGTCAGCTGTCAAGAAGCTGTGTGATCAAATCAGTTCATTTTTTCGTAGTCACACAAGGTCTGTTGATTTTTCAGTCGATAAATCTATCAGTATCTTGCATCGTTTCATTAATTCATTGATGTTGGAGAAGGAATTTGACTTTGGATACGATGACACCAAACCCATTCTCACAATCACCGAGAATGTTGAAAGTCGTTCTAACAAGAACGTCAGCAATCTTAAGAAGATGTTCCAAGGACAATCCCCTTTCATTCCATTGGCCGTATTTCAACCATCAGAAATCGTACAAGTTTCATCCCCCCAAGAAGAGTCGGAGGAAGTTGACAATACCATCGTCACAGGCGTCCCCGTCACTTGCACAGCCAGTTTGACTCTGAAACCCAACTCCGTCAAGAAGGACTGTTTCATAAAGGCTATTTTGGATGCAGGCGTCAGCAACGCCGATGTCAACACTTACAAAATGTTTCTTCTTTCGAAATGCCCGGAGAACAATTATGCCATAATGAAGAAAACCAGTGTCAGTGTTTCAGATATTCCCATTTACTGTTCCATCCTTGGAATATCTGTTTGCCTTCATTTGAATAACAGTTGCTCTTTGATCGGTAGTGGTGACAAAACCACCGTCCATGTCAAATTGGAAAATAATCATTATCAGGCTCTTGTCCCCAACACTCTCATTGAATCAGTTCAGTCCACCCGTTGTGAAAGAGCCCATGCCACTAATGTTCTTTATAAGAACCTCATGGCTCCTGACTACGGCAAGGAAAACCAAGAAAAGCTCATGGCTAACTCTCGAAGAGTTATAATCAAGAAAAGTCCACATGTTTCTTTGCCCTGTCTCAAGTATGCCCAAGCCATCCGCAACGTTCGGAAAGCGTTCGTTATAACTAACAACAGTGGCCCTCTTCTCTACGATCAAGACGTCAATCATATCATCGTACCGGTTAAATTTGGTCGCTTTAACAATGTCAAATTTTTGCAAGACTCTGAAGTCTGTCGCAGTGATCCCGGAGATTTCATCATCGAACACATGAAGATTAATGATTTCGACACTGTCATCGTCGACATCAATCCGATAGGTTGCACCACCGAGGACTATCTCGGCTTCCTTGACAACGTTTTGTCCACAGCTATTCACTTGGCTAAACATAGCCGTTTGATTGTTGCGGTGTATCGTTTCAATGAGAAGCTCGTTGACATGCAATACGGTTCCCTTATCGCCACGTGTGAATCTGCTGTTCTCCATTTCTCCTTGGACAATGACCCCTACAACTTGTGCGCACTGTACGACATTCATAAACCCACTCAAAACGTTCCCGGACTTGTATCATCCCTCATATACTTTCCTACCATACATCACGTCATAGCCACTTTCATGACCACTTGTGCCCTTAGCGTAGACATGCCTAGACCTTATGTCTCAACACCCACAACGCAAGGTGTCATCAACAGGATCGAAAACACACGGCTCATGACCGCCAAACTGCACGAATTTGTCATGCCTCCAGTTGTCGATCTAGAGGAAATCGAGAAACTCGTCGAGTACCCTGACATCCCCGAACAGGTCCACGATTACCTCAAGCTTATGCCTATTAACACCGAGTGCATCATCACTGAGGGTGAAAAACTCGCGGACACTTTGACTCCCGGAATGGATCTTCTTCAGGAATTGTACTCTCGAGGTGTTCTCGATGATACTTTTAAACGTCGACTGAAGGCTAATGGGAGACTATTCGATCATGGTATCGTGGCCTCTAATGCCGGCCTCAAGATACGCCACCTTATGGACTATATTGACGTTCCAGTTGGTTCCAACGTCTTGGACATAGGTGGTTCTCCCGACACGTTCAAACGCTTTCTCGAAAACTGCGGTTTCCTCGTGACTTCCATCACAAAACCGGACGTCCCTGGATTCCCGGTGCCCGAAGGCGTCATTCCGTGTGCAATTGAAAACTTTGTCACCAACAATACCTATGACCTGATCATCTCGGACGCTCGCGGTAGACCAGACTTCCTGCGGGAATGTGAAGCCCATTACCAACTGCTCTATGATATCGTCTCCTTTTCTCTCAACCATCTGAGAAAACATGGCGTTCTTGTGATTAAAATCATCATCGGCAATCATGACCCCACCATAAATCTGCTTTCGCTTCTCTCCAAATGCTTCGTTACTGTCGACATTTGCAAACCAGCCCATTCCACCGCTGGAAACAGTGAGGCATATTTCATTGGTCGGGGATATGATTACACCCGTGACACCGAAACACACGGTAACATCGTCACAGCCGTTGGCAACCCTTTCATCACTTTGAGTAATTTCGACCACTCCAGATGTGACATGGTTAAAGCCTTCTCGTATTATACATTGCTCAAGATTAAAATCTTCAGTGACACATTGGCCGGCAGAGTCAATCACTTACGCAAATGTATCCCTTCACAAGCCGATGAATCCGAGGAATCCGATGAAGAAGAATCGCTTGCTGAAGAGGCTCACGAAGCTATGCGGGAAGGAGATGAGAACTTCGAGAGTTCCTTTGAAGATGAAATATCTGGACACCCGATTTTTCCCCAAGAAGAAAGTGCCTTTTCTCTTGACTACACAGACTATCTTGTCAAAGGTTCGGAGATTAAGTGTTTGGCTGTTGCTCATAGTCGCGTTCATGTTAGGGATTTCCTTAAAGAACTAGACATTGACAATGTCAACGCTAACGTTTTCGAGCCTGACCATGCTATCGTCAAAGCTAGTCAGAAAATCTCAGTATGCTTCCACCACCAAGATCGGTGTTACTTCCGGGGTTCAACTGGCACTCCAGTCATGCACGTCGGCATTGACAAAAATCGGGTTGTCTTGTACAAAGAAGTCAAACCAACGAAATCCACTCCGTTGCCAAATGTCAAAGAAATACTCGTCAAATTACTTCCAGGATCCAAAAGCGGAGCGAAATTTTCAGATACCATTGTGCTCCCTTTCCAAAGAGGCCGAATGTACGAAGCCACTAGCGAATTACGTCGTCATCTCATTTTCAAAGGCATCACCAAAATCGACATTCGCCTTACTCACAACCCATCCGAAGCTCCGTGCAACTTCGTGCCATCCGACAAAGATTTCATGGAATTCCTTGATTTTTGCAAGTCCATGGGGTGTGAAAAACCCCTTTGCCCAGGCGTCAAACCTGGCATAAATTTCGTCATGGCGACGAAAAACCTCAGCGCTCTCAACAACGTCGAGAATAATGTGATCCATTTCGATGCTCCACCACCAGCCACGCTTGAGGACAAATCAAGAAATTCCATTCGTGAAGCTGTTGCCTTCCAACTTTATCAACAGCAAAAGATTATACAAATGGGCGGTCAAGTTTTAGTCATACTCAAACGTCAATCTCATCCGTCTCTTCCTGCCACTTATAAAGAGTGGGGTGTTATCGACAAACATGGTCGTTATGTTATTTATCCTGAAGATAAGTCAAAATTGGATCACGGGTATTGTATCGGTTTCGACAAAGATACCGGTCGGTATGCCAAGTTCCTCATGAAAGACAACGTCCCTGTCGAACCCAAAGATCAGGAGCTTTTTGCAGTCTGTCGTGAAACTACCATCATGCACGCAGAAGAAATTAGCAGAGCCATGATGTCTATTGACCTTTCTCAACCTCTTCCGGAGTTCAAGTTTTTCAACGGTGTTGCTGGTGCTGGAAAAACTAGAACTCTCGTTCAACAGGCGAAAGCAGGTGATATGATTATAACTGCCACCAACGAGAACGCTAAAAGTATAGGCTTGCAGTTTCCAAATACCAAGACCTTCGGTTCCTTTTTGATGAACCCTTGTGAGGTACGCGGTAACTTGCTTGTCGACGAGGGTACCTTGATCCAAGCTGGTCAAATACTTGCAATGGCAATGTTGTCTAAGTGCGACGAGCTCATTGTTAGTATGGACATGGTGCAAATCAAGGTCACCAGTCGAGACAGTGCCTATGTTTTCCAATACCAAGATATTGAGGCGTTCGCAACTAATATCGATTTTTGTCTCTTGTCTCATCGCATGACTCTCACCGCAGCATATTTAGTTTCCCCATTTTATCATTCCAAATTGGCTCAATACGGGAAAAAGATTGAAAATGTCACCACCACCAATCATGTTCATAATGACATGTCCATCGTTCCCATCGGGGGTGTCGGAGATTTCGTTCATCACATCACTGTTGGTCGGAAACCCGATGTTATTGTCGTTGCCACCCAACAGGAAAAAGGAGAAATCAACAAGTATACATCCGTCCCTGTTCGCACCATGCGAGAAGTTGCCGAAGCTGAGTCCGGACTGAAAATCCCTGCTTACACCTGCAACGAGTACATGGGTCAACAGTGTGACCACATCGCCATCGTCCGTATAGCCAATCCTCAATCACAAATACCCCAACATGAACTACCCGGCCATCTAAATGTTTTCGTCACTCGGCACAGGAAAACTCTAACGTACTACACGAACAACCCTGAAGACAAGTTTTCGGAGTTCATCTCCAGAGGTATCAACGCTCCTTACGAAGAGCTCAAGGCCCATAAAGCTTCTGGTTCCGGAATTTCCAAATTAGGATCCGGATTTGAACCTCTCATTGATGATGTTCGTGTCAGGCTTGTTAACTCTCGCGAACTCGTTTGCGTGTGTTCCAACAAGCAAAAGTGTAGAGCCTGCGCATCGCCCAAAGGTGTGGTGGAAGTCGATATTCGAAATGAAGGCAAAATTGACTTTGAAAGAATTGAAAAGATGAATATCGTTCCCCAATCCACGCTAGTCATTAAGAAGAATAAGATCCGCCATATTGACGGTTACCCTGAAGCCGTCATGCTTTTGAAAGAAAAATGTAACAAGTTCGACGCTAAACTGCTCATGATTGAGAAGGATTTCGAGATGAAGCAGCTGTTGGCCAGCAATTATTTGCATACCAACGGTTGTTATTCCGATCTCACATCTGTCTGGACTGTTGAAAAGGGTGTTAGGTATCCCTTGCTCCCTGTACGTCGTAGCTGTGTTGCCCGTTCTGATTTCAAAAGTATCCTACAGGATGCTAACACGACTCTTTCCAATTTGGCGGATTTCAGTCCCAGGGGTGAAATTGAAACCTACAAGACCCAAATGTTTCCAATGGACCTCGGAGATATGACCGGTTCTCTCAGAATCGGCGAGTATTACCGTGAACCCACCTTTGGATGTCTCACCCCTGAACTAGTTACCGCTATGCAACCTAAAATCCCAAACTCTCAAGCCAGTACTATTTCCGCCATCCGTAAAAGAAATTTGGACGTTCTCAACTGTCGAGGTTACTTTCCACCATCTTTCGTAGCCAATCTCATGTACACCAACATAATGAGATCCGTTGTAGATAGTGACAAGTTGGAAGAGCGGATCAAGGAAATCCGTGGCGTGATACCCAACATGGCTGATGTCATGCGTTGGGCAGAGAATCAAGACAAGGATGTACTTTCAATCATCAAGGGTTCCCGTGTTGTTAGTGCCTACACATATCGTTCATCCCAGTACGCACTACAAACCAAGAATAACGCCAAACCTGATTGTACTCCCGACGGTGGTATCAAGATCAATGCCCCACAGACCATCGCTGCATGTCAAAAGATAGCAAATTTGCTCATTTCACCTCTCATAAACACTATCAAAGATGCCATCCTTTCATGTTTAAGGAAAAATATTGTTATTTACGTTGACAAAGATCCTTCCGATCTTGCTTTTGCTCTCAATATTCGAGGACTTCGAAAAGGCGTCAAACTTGAACTTGATGCTTCCAAATTTGACAAAAGTCAGGGTGAGGACGCCATACTTCTAGAATGCTCCATTCTTTCCAAGTTCGGTGTTCCTCCCGAAATTGTCAATCTTTGGTATGAAATGCACATGGATACAGTTCTTATTGATCAGAAAAACGGTGTCAAAGCATATATCTTCACTCAAAGGAAAAGTGGAGATCCAGGTACCTTTCTCTTCAATACCCTGTTCCTCATCGGAGCCATAGCTAGTGTAGTCGACTTACGTGCTTCCCCTCTCGCCATGTTTTCTGGTGATGACTCATTGATAATGGGTATCACGATTGGTGCACGGGAGCTAGGTATTTTTTCAAGTG